ATCTTATTCTTTGGTTGGTCGTTCATTATTATACCTCATTTTGAGTTGTGATCTCATCACGCTTACTATTAAATTTATTTAAAATAGAATTGTAAGTTGCGAGATCTTTTATTTTTATCTGATTTAAAAGATCTTTATTAGCACGCCACAGAAAATCTAATTTTGCTGTATGCGGTGCGTAATTGATTTTTTTAGTCAGCTCTAAAATTATACTATCATCATATCTTGTATCGGCTGATGTAGTATCTTTTCCATTCATAGATTGAACTGGGATTTCCAATTCATCATATTCTTCCTTTGAAGTTATATCTTCAAGAAGAATACCCATGAATGATAAAGCTCGTGTGATTGCAAATGTTTCAGCAATCTCTAAGTAGCCTGGTTTATCTCTGTATTGTTTAGAGTAACCTGTTGCTACAATATGTTCAGGATCACATTTAGTTATAATACATTTCATTATAACATAACGATCTGAATGTTCCTGTATTACACAGTTGATACCAAACTCAGTACCAAATACTTCTCTAAAGTATTTAATCTTGGACCACGCTGATACAGTTTTCTTACCATGTTGATTTATGTATGCACCATTGGCTAAACACAAATCATTAACTTCTTTTATTTTGCTTTTCATTGTTTCCTTTAGTTGTTTTATCTATTGTGCAAGAGTGAGCATACTCGTATTTCTCAATCATGCTTTTTTCTCGTATGAACAAGTATGAGCAAATACTTCCTTACCTTTATAGAAAGTACCATACTTATTCTTGCCGCTTGCCTTACCTATGTAAGTTACTTTATCAAATAACTTATCACATATTCTTGCAGAATAAGAATCAATTTCATAGCCTAAATTATAGACTGTGCCATTCATTAATATTATTGTAAGAATTACTTTCATTTATTAAAATACTACTGTTATTAACAGTACGATTGCAATTATAATTGAAGATATTTTTATAAATAATTTTCTAAATTCTTTATCTTCTCTCTCTTTAATTTTACGCATCATAATATCATGCCTATAACTTTCCATAATCTTATAATGAGTTTTTTTATAAAAATTTATATCCATGATTCTACACATAAGTTTACCATATTGTTATTACACATTGTCCCAAAGACTTGCTGCTTTACGCACATACTCCTCTTGAATATCTTTCCACATGAAACCAGAAAAATCTGGTGGTGCAATTAACTTAGCCATCTCAAATGGATTACCTTTACAAATATAAACTAAGTTCTGTCTGATCTTTGCTTTAATTAAATCCTGTTGAATTAAAAATTCCATGTACTCAGGAGTAAGTAACTGACATGTATCAGCAGTAAATACATTGTAGCTATCTTGATTAACATACAATAGATGAGGTATCTTTTTTGTAGCATACCAATAGAATGCACATTGCTTAACGTGATTAACATCAGGTTGTTTAGGAAGATAACCTTTTATCCAACTAAAACCAGCTTTAGTATCTGATTTTCTTTTTGATCTGTGCTTGGTTTTTAATTCAATAAATTTATTTTTAGAATCTTCATAATCAATTCTACCTATCTTTGGTAAAACTAATTCTTTAAATTTATGTGAGCAATATCTTTCGCTAGCTGACTCATTATCTAATCCAATATCTTGAACAGCTTTTACTGTTATCTTAATCATATCAACTAAATAGTTTTTAGTATCTTCGTGTTGCTCTTTATCTGCTTCGTTGTGTGCCTGGTATTTATCATACTCTTTTAATTCTTCTTCTATGATCTGGTCCAGAGATAATTTTTCATTTAATATTTTTTTCTCAGCATCATACATATACTTAGAAACAAATCTTTGCGAAGCTCTGCCAATAGATACACCAGCAGTCATACGATAAGAGATATTCATTAATCTACGATCCTCTTGTGTGAAGTGGCAGTATCTAATTAACCAATCACTGTCAGACATATTCTCTTGTGATGGAGAACTGTGATCTAAGTTTAATTTTTTATAAAATTGTAATGCAATATCCTCATCAATATTTTTTATAGATGGAATAGTATTAGTCTTTGTTAAATCAATAACCATTTTAAACCTTTCATTGTTTATATAACCAATACATATATTATTAATTGAAGTCAATGTAAAATAAAGATTGACTGTGAATAACTTTTATGGTTATGGTTAATCTAACGAAAGGATATAAAATGAAACTTAAAAACCAACTAAAAAAACTACTTAAAAAGTATCATAGAATGTTTGATGCTTTTGGCAACAGAAGGAAAACTAAATGACACTAAACGAATACAAGGAAAAGAATAAACTTAGCAACAAAGATCTTGCAAAGTTAATAGGATTAACAGGAAAGAATCCTATTGTATCTGTGATTAGGTATTTAAAGTCAGAGAGAATACCTCATCCTAGATTTATGAAAGTAATAACAGAAAAAACAGGCGTTCAACCTAATAGTTTTTATGAGGAGTGGTATGACAAGTATAAAATATGAAAAGGCAATCGTAATTTGGGAGGATATTAATAGCTGCGACAGTGCATGGAACACTCAATCAGATTTAGAAAATCTTAAACCTGCTATGTGCCACACTATAGGTTATCTTTATGAAGATAATACTAACTTCATTAAAATGTTTGCAACATACAGTATAGATCCAAATACTGACGAACTAGACGTTGGAGATGCAATCGTTATTCCTAAAGGCTGCGTTGTTTCAATTAAGAAATTGGAGAACTAAATGATTGATAAAAGAAAAATGCTTTTAAAAATATTAAAATTAAAAATTGATATGATTAAAATACATAAAAAAATACCATCACCTTTTAATCAATTTGTAAAACCAAATACAGATATAACTCAACTACTTAAATATTTTGAAAGGATAAAATGATTGATAAAGAACTGCACGTTGAAGATGTTATTGAAATATTTAATGAGAAAATTCTAGTTCTTAAAAAAGAAATAGACAGATTGAATGAGGAGATACAGGTTTTGCAAATAGAACTTATGCAGGAAAGAGCTAAGAACAATGATTGATTTAAAGAACAGAGGATTTAATGATCTTGAAGTTATAATTTATAGATTAAAAAATCATGTAAGTATTTTAGAAAGATTAATTCTTGAACAGCATAAAGAAATTAAACAACTAAAATATAAATTAAAAGAACAAATTAAATCTAATAACTAATGAAAGAAAATACAATGCAAAATAACTGGCAGGAAGAATGGTTAGATATGCCTGAATTTGTGCAAGAAAAACAAGAACCTTATGCAAAGATTATAATAAGATTTGATAATGAAAAAGATTTAAATGATTTTTCAAAATTAATTAATCAACCATTGAATAAAAAAACTAAAAGCATTTGGTTTCCAAAATTAATTAGAGGGATAAACTCAAACAAAAGATATGTAGATGAATCCTAGTTATCCAATTTATATTGTATCAAAAGGAAGATTTAATAATTGTTTAACTGTTAGAGAATTAGAAATTATGAAAGTTCCATATAAGATTGTAGTTGAGCCACAAGAATTTGATCTTTATAATAAAAACATTGCAGCAGATAAAATATTAAAACTTCCATTTAGTAATTTAAATCAAGGATCTATTCCTGCTAGGAATTGGATATGGGACCACTCAATATCACTTGGTTTTGATAAACACTGGATATTGGATGATAACATTGAAGGCTTTCACAGATTAAATAGAAACATGAAACCAAAGGTTAGTTCTGGTACAATTTTTAAATGTGCAGAAGATTTTATAAATAGATATTCTAATGTAGCTTTATCAGGTTTTAATTATTATAATTTTTGTAAGACAACAGATAAAGTTCCACCAATAGTTTTTAATACAAGAATTTATTCATGTATTTTAATTGATAATAAGATACCTTTTAGATGGAGAGGAATTTATAATGAAGATACAGATTTATCTATTAGGGTTTTAAAGTCTGGATATTGTACAGTATTATTTAATGCTTTTCTTGTAGGAAAAATTACAACTATGAGAATGAAAGGTGGAAATACAGACACTCTTTATAAAAATGATGGAAGAAAGAAAATGGCTGAGTCTTTAAAAGAACAACACCCTGATATTGTTAATGTTGTATGGAAGTTTAACAGATGGCATCACAGTGTTAATTATAAACCATTTAAAAATAATAAATTAATTAAAAAAACAGATGTAATTTTTACTAGTAAAATTAATAACTATGGGATGCAACTTATAAACTAATGGCTAGATATAACTATTTCGTAGGTGGATTTGGAGATTACTATTCAGAGTGGTTTCGTAACAACATTTCTGGAGCAGGTTATATTGATATAGACCAGGTATCTATTTGTATTAATAAACCTTGTTGGCAACCTCTAGCAATAGTTGAAACTGTCTATGATACAGGAAAGTATAATAAATATACCACAGTTGTTGAATATATCGCTGAAAAACTAGGTATTCCTGCATATCTTGTCTATTATAAACCAACAGCTATGGACACGAACTCGTTAGAGTTGAAGATCATGCGTCTAAAGCCTTTAAAATCGGAATTAGAGGGTGTTTATGAGGGGGACTGGGCTATGGAGATGATACAGTTGCAAGAAGCACATGATAAGACATGTAAGCACAAAAAATAATGCCAAAATACAAGCAACATATTAGAGTGCCTACTGGTTTATTTGATCATCCTGGCTACAAAGGCTTGGCAGATAACAGAAAGCCTTATGCTTTAGCGATCATTGTAATGCTTTTAAAGTATGTAAATCAAAAGAAAGGTGAGTGCTTTCCTAGATACGCAAAGATCAGAAAGGATTTAGGATGCAGTAAAAAAACCCTAACCAATTATATGCACTTGCTTTCCACTGCTGGACTGATTAAAATTAGGCGGCTATCTTCTACTAACTTATACACAATTAACCCTATTCTACTGGTTAATGAAGTGTACGAGGTACAGGGGGTGGGGAATATGGTACACATCAGTGGGGTACCTAATGCACATATTAATAAAACATATTTAAATAAACATATTGTATTAACTAAGAATAATAAAATGAATAAGGTAGATAGAATAATTAATAGTAAAGAGATAGATAAACAGACTAAGATAATAGAACTAGCTAGTGTACCACTGCCAGAATTAAAACAATGTATAGATAAACATCCTTATTATGTACAAAAGGCTATTGAGTACCAAGAGCAAGTGGCTCGTGATGCAAGAGCTGTGCCAAAAAATATATTGGATCAAAGATTAACTGCTGCGATGAAAGCCAATGCCAAGAACAGATCAGCAGCTTACAAAGCAAAGGTAGAATACAACAAAAGAAATGGTATCAAACCTTGGGAAAAGAAATAACATAAATGTTATGGCAGGATTTAAATCTAAGAAGATATTTTGTATGGATATGTCAAGGCTATCTGGCAAACCTTGTCAAGCAAAAGGGTTTCCAACTAACAAGTTTAATGAGCATGGTTTTCAAGTTTATAAATGTAGATTTCATGGTGCACAGAACACAAACTTCTATGGCTTTAGAGATAGAGCCAATAGAGGTGGGTTTAACAAGCCAGGATATACAGATGAGAAAAAGATTAAATCACTTGCAAGTTTAAAACAATTTAGAGATAAGCCTATTGAATATGTCAGACAATATTACGAAAGCCAAGCCAAGCCAAGAGTTGATAACCTTGGAAGATACAGTTCTAAATACAGTATTAGAGCAGCTATCCGAAGGAAAAACACTAGCAAGTATAAGGAAGGAAGGGATCTTACCTTGCAACTTGATCAAGTTTTATCAATTCTTAAATCAAGAGGGAAACAAGGAGATCAAAGCAAAGATTGAGGAAGCTCGTAAAATTGGGGTCCAGAATATAGTAGATAAACTTTTAGATATTTACCAAGCCGATATAAACCAAGACACTTTAGATCCTAATTTGATTTCTTGGATAAGAGAAAAGACAAAGTTTATTCAATGGATAGCAGGTAAGACTTCAGATCTTTATTCAGATAAAAAAGATTTAACATTAAATAAAAATATTAACTCACAAATTATTGTGAGCTGGCTGGATAACCCTGAAATTGAGGCACGCTATACGGAATATGCTAAAAGAGATGAAGATAAAAAAATAATAGATCAATAATTATTTATACTTCCAGACTACAATAAAAAACAAAGCCAAGATTAACAAAGCAGCTTCAAGAATATTATAGTCTAGAAGTAAATTAATCATTTAGTTAAGCATTACATACATAATTGAAATTATACCAATCATATTGATAGCTCCTAAAAACAAAGCCAAGATATAGTAAAATGTTGTCATTGTGCATGCTCCATTTCATAGTTATCTTCTATTATTTTGTGAGTTAACAACCTTCTATTGTCTAATTCACACTCAATTAAACGTTGATATATAACTTCTTTTATATCTTTAATATGATACGAATTATAAAGATCATATTGATTTAAAAGTTTTTCATCGTTTAATCGTTTTATATGTTCTTGCAGTTGTTGTATTGATGTCATTATGCAACCTCCTGTTTAACTAAGTTATTATAAACCTTGTTAGCAAAGCCAGCTAATTTTGATTTTATTTCATTTTGTTTTTTATCGTGTTCTATTCTTTGTTCTGTGGTCCAGCCTGTACTCTCTACAATCTCAACTTTAACAAGCTCATTTGTTTTGTTAATGGCTTTACATTTACAAATCATTTTTAATTGAGATTCATTTAATTTTGATTTGTCTATTTCTGATTCAAAAGTTGCTACCTGTTCAGCATTACTATAACCAAGATCTAAACCAATAGAACTAACAAAAGTTTTATTATCTTTGTCTTCAGTTGTCATAATTAATACAGCCGAATAGGTAGATTTTTTTGGATTGCACCAAGCATTAGTTTTTGGGTTTAATGTTTGAGTTACAAAACGATCTCCATGTTTTGTCGTTTCAATCCAATATCTTTGAGATGTTTTTAATTTAAAACCCCAAGGATAATTATTAACTACTACTGCAGTTTCAGGAGATACAGCTCCATAGATTGTTTTTGTCATATTATAACCCTTTCAGTTGTTATGTTTATATTAAATACTATCATAACCATATTGTCAATCTAGTATTTGATCTTATATTTTAAGATCCTATAACCCTAGATAATTCCAGGGTTATAAGTTATTAAAATTTATTAACCGCTTTATAATCTTCTAAAATTTGTTCCATAGTAAGATTGTTAATTTCAATATTACATTCTTTTAACAATTTCTTACCAGCTTTAGTTTTTAACATTCTAGTATAAACTAAAAAACCATGAACAAACCTGTCAAATCTATTCCATTGTTTAATATCTCCAATTTGATTACTTGAAGCTCTTTTTAAGTCAGATCCTCCAAGTGCAGCTAATTGGTCAAACAAAGTTATAGTTTTAACTGTACCATCTTTTTTAGCTATTTTATCTCCTACTTTATACATTAGGCAACCTCCTTGATTTGTTTTTCAACTACTGCTTGTTTAATACCTTTGTAATTTTTATAGGGTATTATTTTGTAAGGTGTAATGCTTGAAGCTGCAACCTTTAAACATTCTTTGATATAAATGTCCCAGTTTGTAGATGCTTCAGTCATTGTTGATTTATTCATATTATAACCCTTTGTTGTTTGTTATAATAACCATATAGGCTATAATAATATTAATGTAAATAGTAAAAATAGATAAAAATATTAAGCTATTGAAATTATTATCTTTTAATTTTTAGTGCAGTAAAATCGCCAAAAAGAAAAATAAGACAAATAGAAAAGATTAATAATAGAAAAGAAATGTTCCTGGACATTGGACAAAGTTATAAACAGTTAACTATTAGATTGTATTTTAGGAATATTAGAGCAACCAATTGAAAACAATAGATGAAACAAAACTATTGATTGTGTGAATAAATTATTAATTAGATAGTGTTAAAAAGATCCTATTTATTAATACATCGCATCGCTTTGCATTATGTGTATTTGTGGCGGATATGCAACAGTGTGATATTTATACAACACTATTATCAGCAATACAACCAATAATATATTTCCGATAATTAAACGTTATCGGAATAATGCAACAATAGATGATCTATTCCTACGAGCTTGTCATGTTTTGGATAGCAACACCCCCCTACACCCCATAAACACGCCGCATTTCTAATTATATATATACATGGGACTAGAGAACTCACTTTGAGCCACATAGCCTTCCACATACTTGTAGCCACAGTCAGTTCACCACAGAATCTTCGCCACACACAAAATCGCTAACTCATAATGGGTATATCCCCAAAACAACCCACCACCTTTTCCTTTGCCTGACCAACCTTAATATAATATTAAAACACTACCTATAGTATATGCTACAAAATATGTTCAATAGAAAGTATGTTTGAAAACATGCACCAAGATGATGATGACTTTTACGATTCAAATGTAAAAGCAATTGTATTTATAGAAAAGGATAATTCTATAACAGTTAAGTTCACTGGCTTTGAAAGCAAAGAACATTCAGCCATATTTAGTTCTTGGTTAATGATGCTATTGAATATTGAAAATGCAATCATAAATGATGCAAAGTCTAAGGCGATCCATTAAATGACTACAATAACTGAAACAGTAATTAACAGTGGTACAATCCAATACAAGATTCCATACTACCCAAGAGAAAAGCAAATAGAACTTCATTTCAATATGAAGAAGTTTCGCTGGTCAGTATTAGTATGCCATAGAAGGTTTGGCAAAACAGTTTGCATGATTAATCATCTACTAATGTCAGCACTACGTTCTACTAACAAAGCACCACGATACGCCTATATAGCACCCACCTTCAAACAAGCTAAATCAATTGCTTGGGATTATATGAAGCAATACACAGCATTAATACCAGGTGTTAAGTTTAATGAAACAGAACTACGTTGTGATTTACCCAATGGATCTAGAATAACATTGTTAGGTTCAGAAAACTCAGATGGATTACGAGGTATCTATTTAGATGGTTGCGTTATTGATGAGTATGCAAACGTACAAGGTAAGTTATTTACAGAAATTATTAGACCAGCATTATCAGATAGAAAAGGATGGTGCGTATTTATTGGAACACCACAAGGAACTAATAATAACTTCTATGAATTATATCAGCATGCACAAGGTGATAAAGAATGGTTTAACTACAAAGCTAAAGCATCTGAAACTAAAATAGTTGATCAAGCAGAATTAGACGCTGCTAAAAAAGTAATGGGTGAAAAAAAATATTTACAAGAGTTTGAATGCGATTGGATTGCAAATATAGAAGGTGCTGTTTATGGAGATGTTATAACTAAGATAGAAGATGCTAGGCAGCTGACAAGAGTGCCTTATGATCCATCATTACCTGTTTCTACTGCGTGGGATTTAGGCGTGTCAGATCATTCAGCAGTTATATTTTTTCAACAAATGGGTAGAGCTATAAACATTATTGATTACTACGAAGAACGTGGTCAAGGATTACCGCATTATATTCAAATGCTACAAAGCAAAGATTATGTTTATAAAGATCATTTTGCACCACATGATATTGAAGTTACTGATTTTGGTAATGGTAAAACAAGACGTGAGGTTGCTTATCAATTAGGTGTTAATTTTAAAGTAGTACCAAAGATTCCTTTTGAAGATGGAATCCATGCTACTACAATGTTATTACCTAGATGTTGGATTGATACAGATAGTTGCAAAAAACTTATAGATGCGTTAAGACACTACCATAGGAAGTTTATAGATAAAAACAGAATGTTTAGATCTAAGCCTGTACATGATTGGAGTTCACACGCTTGTGATGCTATGCGTTACCTTGCTGTTGGAATCCAAGAAATAAATACTAGACAATCTGCACCGCAAAGTGTAGCAGATAACGAATATAGGATTTTATAATTATGGGTTTTTTATCACCGAAGATGCCATCGTTGCCACCAGTGCAAC